GTAAAAAATTCGTCTTTGAATACATCCCTTGGCAGTCCGTTGTTTTCTAGTATATCAAATTCAAACTGCATTGTCAACCCACCATCTTTTTCAATTGGTGTAACCTTACCATACTTGTAAATAACACCAGACCATTTGCCTTCGTTAATTCCTATACAAGTTTGATTAGGATGTTTGGGTGAATTGATATAACTATATCTCTTCTTCGGTTTCTTCGTTTCCACCATAAGAAAATTCCTTTTGTGCTGCTATCTCTAACTTTTCTAGTACTTCTTTTGTAAAGTACGTCTCTGGGTTATCATTAATAGATTTACCAAATACTTTTTTGCCATCTGGTAGTTCATATTTTGTAGATACCTTTTTAAAGATATCATACTTCTCAGCAAGTTGTAATAGACCATAATACTTATCAAGTCCTTTTTGATACATAAGTCTAACATCAACTATTGAATTTTCTTTTGTTAATCGTGATTTGTGATTTTTACAATGAATAATATTACCGACAACATCGGTACCTACTTTTTCTTTTCTCTTTGATAAGAATACAATAGAAGAAGCTGCATATTTTAATCCACTTCCACCACCCATTTCTTTAGTAGGAAACATACTTCCCATTGAGTCGTATGTGTGATTTGTAACAACCATTGGTACTTTTGCTTTACCAAGTTTTAGTGTTAATACTCTAAATGCAGCTTTTAAAACTTGAGCTCTTGTCATGTCTCTAGTTTCTTTTCCCTCAGCAGTATCTTCTACTTCTTTTGTAGTTGATAACATTCCAAGAGAATCAAGACATATAAACATAGGTCGTTTTACATCTACGTCTTGTTGCATATATCTATCTAATATTTTAATTGCTTGTGTTCTAAATTCTTGTACAGTTGTTACTGGTACAACAACCATTCTTTCAGCATCGATGCCTCTATCAACAATCATTTTTTTAGTTATTGCTGATTCTGATTCAAAGTAAACAACACCACCATCTGGGTTTGCATCTAAGAAATGTTTAACAATTCCCATAAGGAAAAATGTTTTACCTGTTGCAGACTCACCTGCTAGTGCTGTAATTTTGTTTTGTGGAAGTCCACCATGAATTGAACCTGAAAGAAGAGCATTAAAGATATATGAACCTGTATCAATAAAATCTGTTACGTCACCACTTTCAATTCCAGCATCAGCTAGTGTTGCATATTCATTACCTGTGGTTTTGATAATGTCTTTTAAAAAATCTTGTGAGTTTGCCATAATCTATCTCCTATTTATATATCCGTTCTTACAATGTGTTTTCTTAATGCTCTTGTTAATTCCTCAATCTTATCTATAATAGAAATTAGACTAGGGTCTGTAATATAATTTTGTTTTGCTTTTAACTTATCATATTCTCTAATTGTTAATGTTACTGTACTTGTTTCATTTTCATAACTCATATCATGAGCATGTTCTTGTTCACTATCGTACATTCTTTTTTCTTTTATTAAATCATCACTCATTTTATTGCTATCGCTCCTACAAACATAAAGTTTCGCCAGAACACTTGTACATCTTTAAATCCAGCATTGTACATAAACTGTTTTAGTTCATCGTAAGTATTAGGTTTTAACATATGTCTTAATGTTTTTTCTTTTGTCATTATATCATCACAACTAAAACTTTCTTTTTTATGATCGTAATACATAAAAGTCATCATGTCTTGTATTTGTGGATTTTCACAATATACTTTTTCTGCAAACACAAATGCTCCACCTGGTTGTAATTGATCGTACACTTTTTTAATTACGTCTTCTCTATCTCTCTTTGGCATAAACTGTAAAGTAAAGATAGATGTTGCATATGATAATTTGTTTCTATAATCAAAATCATGATATCTTATATCTGCATTTAAAAACTTAGCTTCAATCTCATGATTAGTCTTAATAGTTTTAGTTCTTTCTTTTAAATCGTTTTGAAAACCTTTTGCATATTCAACACCAATATAATGAGCTTGTGGTGCTATGTCTTTATTTGCTTTAATTATTCTATCAGTAAGTTTACCTGTAGAACATCCTATATCTAAAACATATGTTCCGTCTTCAATAAAGTATCTAGAAAAAGATACAACGTCTTTTAACATGTCTTGATAACCACGAATAGACTTATCTATATGAGTATCAAAACCTTCGTCTCTATGTGCGAAAGTAAAATCATTATCTGGCATTTTTTATCACCTTGTTATACATTGATTCAGCAAGAGCTTTCATCATAAGACTTGGCACCATACGACCACAACGTTCACTCTTTTGTGCCCACTTGCCCGTAAGTTTAAAGTCATCTGGTAATGAAGTAACTCTTTTTAATTCGCCAAGTGTAAACTTTCTATCATCATTCCAATGACAAACTCCAGCAGTTTTTTCTGTTGCACCCATTGCCGTAATAGTAGGACTAGGTTGAAACTCTGAAGCAATCTTTAAATTAAAGTGCCATCCTTTTGGATGATAGTCTGTACCCGTAATAACTCTCTCTGGGTTTCTTGGCATCAAAACACATGTTTGTTTATAGTATGCTGTTTCTTTCCATTTTGTAGTTAACATATCAACTTCTTCTTTATCATACTCTAAACCATCGAAGGCACCTTGTAAAGTAGTAATACTATTGTTTGGCTCAGGAAACAAAGATGATAATGTCATAAAGTTTAAACCAACCTTATCCATAATATCATCACGTACTCCCATAAAGAAAACTCTTCGTCTTCTTTGTGGAACACCAAACTGAGAACAATCATGTACTTTTGCAACTACTTGATATCCAATGTCTTCAAACGTGTTTTGAATTTTATTAAAATATTGTTTTGCTTCTCCAACTGTTAGACCTTCAACATTCTCTGCAATAATAGTTTTTGGTCTGATAACATCAGCAACTCTTAAAAACTCAAAGAATAAATCTTCAATGTTAGTTACTGTTTTGCCATCTGAATATTGTTTAGTTTTTCCAAACCCATCACTATGTACAGTTCCCTCTCTTGCAAGAGTACCACACATACTAAATGCTGAACATGGTGGACTACCATCTAATAAATCTAGTTCACCTTCTTTTAATTTTGTTAAGTCTAAAAAGTCTTTACCTGTAAGTTCTTTTATATCACCATCAAGAATAGGTGTGTTAGGATAATTATCTCTGTAAGTATTTCTTGCTTCTTCGACAAACTCATTGATTGCAAGTATCTTACCACCTGCAAGTCTATAACCTGTTGATGAACCACCACCACCTGCAAAGGTAGATATTACTCTAAACTTTTCTAACGCTTCTCCAGCGTAAACATCTTTCAATAAATAAGGTTTATATTTCATTATAAAAAACTTTCCAAACTTGCTTTTGATTGATTTATATTATACCAATCTCTACAAATATCCATTACACGTTTTCTATTATAAAGATTTATGGTCTTATTGTCAAGAAGTTTTTCAAATAATTTATCAACTTTAGCACACAATTGATAGTTGATATGTCCTTTAATTTTAATCTTATTAAACTCTTCAAATCTACTTTGTATCAAATACTTTTGATGTGGTTTGTTTATATCTTCCCATGTCTTATCATAAAAATAATTATATACCGAATCATCTAGATATGGAACACATAACACTTTGTCATACTCTTCACAATATTGTTTTAATTGTAAATACCCTGCTGGGTTTGGATTTTCTTTAAAGTAATTGTGTCTGAATTGTTGCATCTTTTCTAGTGTATGTCTAAAATGTATCATTGCTTTTTTACTTACTCCATAATATCCGTCTGCAGCTAGACCTGACAATATATACTTCTCTTTAATTTTGGGAAAGGTATATATTAATGGAAACGTACACTCATATTGAGTTTTCTTTCTACAATCATATTTTGATGCAAGTAATTTAAAATCTTCTACTATGTTCTCTTCTGGCAAATCAATTGTTGTTAATGGAACATTAAATATTTCGCATATCTCTTTTGCTTTAATCGAATCATAAGTATCTTCATTCTCTGGTCTGAAAGTATAACAATGTACTTTCTTTCCTAATCTTAATGCTGTAAATAATAAAGTGCAACTGTCAGTTCCACCACTCATTAAGATAGCAACTTCGTCACCAACTTCTTTATCAACAATATCTTTTAGTAATTTATCTATCATGCGAAAAAGTCCTCTAGTGTTCCTTGAGTACCATATGATCTATCAACATTCCATTTAATTTTTTCTATGATATAGTTTAATGGTTCTACAAAAGACTTCTCAAATTGTAAATCATAATCTACTGCAAAATTAATTTCTTTAGGTAGTTTTGTTATGAAAGAAATACTAGACGATTGATATATGTTTGGAAGTTTCATGTGTAAGAATTTAATCTTATCACCTTCTTGTATTAAAGGATACTTGTAACCAAGTTTATTCTTTTTAATAAGATGATTATAAAGTATTGCACCTTTACAATGTATAGGGGCACCTTTCTTAAATAAGTTATGTGATTCTGTCCACTTGCTCAAACCATTTACACTTCTAGGATATGCTACATCCTCTGGTGGCAATGTAAGAAACTCTTTCCTAAAATCTTGAATAAAAGTATTCAGTTCTTTTTCGTTACCATCCATAATAATACGTAACGCTTGTTTAATCTTTTCACGACAAGGTGCAGGTGTTGAAGACTTAACTGCTTCTATTCCCATAATTTTTAATCTAGGTTCTTGATAACGAACACCTTCAACGTCATGTGCATTTAAAATATATCTTTTCTTTGCTGTCCATATACCTTTGTCTGCAATCACTTCACGTTTCATTTGCATTTTCTGATCGTATGCATGTGTATAGTCAGCAAGTTCTTGATATGATTGATTAATAAATGGTTCTACTTTATCTTTAGCAATTGTATCTAAAAAGTCAACTGGGTTCTTTGGTTTAAACTTTTCAACCAATTCATCAAATCTAATGTAAACTGAATCTGTATCAGACGCAACAACATAATCAATATCTTTTGTTTGATTTAAACTATTAAGATATTCATTTAATTTATGTTCAATCCAACGAATAGATAACTGACCAGAAGTAGTAATTGCTTCTGCCATAGGTAGATTGTAATATCTAAACCAATTGTTACCTATCGCACCATAAGCCGAGTTAAGTGAAATCTTTCTTGCCATTTGTATGTTATCAAATTTAGATATCATCTTTAGTAGTTTTGGATTTTTAGTTTTTTCATATTCTTGTTTTGCATCCAACATGGCACGTTTATATTTTACCCGATCTTCATACATCGTCTGCATCATTTCAGGTAAGAAACCTTTTTTGTCAGTTCTAAACAAAGCACCATTTGGTGTCATTGTAGTGTTTTCTAATACTGAGGTGTCCACAGATTTATTTAGCATCTTATCTACGTTCATATTAGGTACAGTTCTTTCACTCTTTAATGTCTCTGGTGAAATATTATACTGCATAATTAAATGTGGATATAGACTATTCAAGTCAAAAGATACAACCCATTTGTGTTCGCCAACCTGAGGGTCTTTAACATATGCACCTTCATACTTGTCAGATTTTTCTTTGTTAGTTTTTTGTGGTATAACAATCTTTTTATCCATTAAGTAATTGTGTATTAACATATCCCAATACCTAACAGTACCTAAAACATCTACATAATTAACTTTGGCTTCATATGCCATGGTTAAACATAGTTCAATTAGTTTCATCTTGTCTTCTAGTTGGTCAACTATTTCAACGTCTTTAATATTGTAATCAATAAATGATTGAAAGTCATTTGTATACCAATCTCTAAATGTGTCATG